CCACAAAATATGAATTTTTTTAGAAATAACAACTTTTGGAAGGTGATAATATGGCAAGACCGGCAAAGGCGATATCGACGGCATCCGGTGCGCGCACGAAAGAAGAGATCGCATACCGGGAAGGTCTTGAAACGAAGCTGAAGGGCCCTGGTGGTGTACCAAAGCCGCCGTCTTACCTGAATGCTAAACAAAAGCGGCTCTTCCGGTTCATTGTGAAAGGGCTGGTGGCTGCGGATATCATCAGCAACCTGGACGAGTTCGTGATCGCGAATACCGCCCTGGCTGTGGACAGGCTCAGAGAGATAGAGACGATGGTCAATGATGATCCGAACCTGCTCTTCGATACGAAGATCATGGGCACCAGGGCGAAGTACGAGTCCACGCTGTGGCGGGGCTGTAACGAGCTGTGCTTGTCTCCGCAGGCAAGGGCAAAGATCGGCTCTCTGGCCATGTCGAAGAAGAAGGACGAGCAGGATCCGCTGCTCGCATTACTGGGTGGTGAACCGGATGAATAGCTCGCATCCGGCTTATCAATATTGTGTCGGTGTGACCACGGGAGAGATCGTGGCGCCCAGATACGTGAGGCTCCAGTGTTCGGAGTTTCTGCAGATCGCCAAGGGGAAAAGTAAGGATTACATGCTATCCAACAGCAAGCTCCAGCTCCTGGACGATGTTCTTGGACTCATGATCATGGCGAAGGGTTTAAAAGCCGGACAGACCGTAAGGGATACCCTGTCGGGCTTCCAGTGGCTCTTTCTTGTGGCTGTCCTGTGTACCGTGTACCGGGAAGACCATGAGCGCCGGCGGTATCAGACCGCCATCCTGGAGATCTGTCGAAAAAATGGGAAGACGATGCTGATCGGCGTCGTCTTTCTTGTTTTACTGCTGACTGAACCAAGGTTCTCGAAATTCTACAGCGTCGCTCCGGATGGGTCACTGTCCAGAGAGGTGAAGACGGCCATCGAGGAGATCATCAAGAGTTCTCCGGCACTGAACAGCAAGTTCAAAGGCCGGGACAAGTTCAAGATCCTCAGGGATTCGGTGCAGTTCACGATCAAGGACACTAAATACATACCGCTGAACTACTCGAACAGCACCCTTGACGGCAGGCTCCCGGCAGCGTTCCTGGTGGATGAGACCGGCGCACTGCCAAATGCCTACGCCCTGGAAGCGATGCGTTCCGGACAGCTGACCATCAAGAATAAGCTCGGATGCGTCATTTCGACGAAGTATCCGAAGGCTGTGAATCCGTTTGAGGATGAGATCTCCTACGCGAAGAAGATCCTGGACGGCGTGGTAGATGATGATACAGTGTTTGCGCTGCTATATGAACCCGACGATACCACGAACTGGATGACCGACGACCGGATCCTGATGCACGGGAACCCGCTGGCGTTGGATGTTCCCGAGATATGGGATGACTTACTCCAGAAGAGAGCAGCAGCCATCGAGGTAGAGGCTCGGCGGGAGAACTTCTTGTGCAAACACTGTAACATCCTCTACCAAGGAGCCGGGACAGAGACCTATATCCCGGTCGAGGATGTCATGAAATGCCGTGGGCCTGTCTACTGGCGCGGCCGTGAGGTTTACTTGGGCGTGGACTTGTCCATGACAAACGACAACACGGCGGTGGCCATGGTCGCCTTCGACGAAGAAACCGAAAAGATAGTCGCTCATGTCATGGGATTTATTCCGGAGGGCCGTATCGAAGAAAAGAGCCGGTCTGAAAAGGTTGACTATCGGCGGTATGTCAAGAGAGGCGACTGCCTGCCTTGTGGCGACCGCACCATCGACTACGGCTTCGTGGAAGACTACGTCCTGAAAATCGAAGAACGCTTCGGCGTGAGAGTCTGCGGTATCGGTTTCGACCGTTACAACTGCCTCAGCTCCGCTCAGAAGTGGGAAGAGGCCGGTCTTCCGTGCACGGAGGTCAAGCAGCACTCCTCAGTGCTGCATCCGGCCACGAAATGGCTCTCGGAGATGATCATTGATGGCAACTTTATCTATGAATTCAACGAGTTATTGGAGATAAACTTCGAAAACGCGCGCTGTACCTACGACACCAACATGAACAGATACGTCACGAAGAAGAAGTCTACCGGCAAGATAGACATGGTCGTGGCGCTTATCAATGCAGTGTATATGCTGCAGCAAAATACGTTGTTTGGTGAGATGGCCGACTGGGTCATCCAAACTATTTAAGGGGGTGAATTAATGGCACTTTTCAGCAAGAGAGACGCTGCTTCCGGAGAGACAGTGGAAGAAGTGACCACAGAGAAGATCTTCGACATGTCCTCCCTGGACGCTGCGCTTCTGGCCGGATTCGAAAACAGCATGATCACTGAGGCTGAGGCCATGGGCATCCCCGCCGTGGCTGCAGCAGTGGGGCTTATTTCTCGGGTCATCGCCGGGATCCCGGTCAAGATGTATAAGACAAAGGACGGCAAGTCCGAAGAGGTCACCAACGACTATCGTCTCCGGCTTTTGAACCAGGAGACCTGGGACCTGCTGGACGCGAACCAGATGAAGGCGGCCCTGGTGAAGGACTACCTGCTCTGCGGGAATGGCTACGTCTATGTGAACCGGAACGGACTGCACGTCCAAAGCCTCCACTATGTGGAGCCGATCAACGTGTCCTATGACGAGCCGACGGACCCGATCTTCAAGGCGACGACATTCCACATCAACGGCAGCCAATATATGGACTATGAGCTGATGCGGATCCTCAGGAATTCTAAGAACGGCATCAACGGCCGCGGGCTGGTGGATGAAAACCAGGTGCTTCTAAAGACCATGCTCTCATCGCTCAAGTATGAGCGGAACATGGTCCTGACGGGCGGGATGAAGGGCTTCCTGAGGTCCAAGGGCCGGCTGAAGCAGGAAGCACTGAACGGGCTCCGGAGGAATCTCCGGAAGATGTTCTCCATGGATAATCCGGACAACGTGGCCCTGCTCAATGAAGGGCTGGAATTCCAGAACGTCGGGCAGACCGCCGTGGAGAGCCAGCTGAACCAGAACAAGCTCATCAACTCCAAGGAGATGCTGGAGCTGTTCGGGATCGTTCCGGGAGTCCTTACAGGGAACGCCACGGAAAATGACGTTAAAAACACCATAGAATTCGGGATCAAACCGGTTGTGAAGGCCATGGAAACGGCTTTCAACCGGTTTTTATTATTGGAGTCCGAAAAGGACAGCCTGGAATTCTGCATCGACATGGATGAGCTGGACATGACCAACATCCTGACGAGATACCAGGCTTATGAAGTCGCAATCCGGAACGGCTGGATGCAGCTGGACGAAGTGCGCTACGAGGAAGGGCGGAACCCGCTCGACCTTAAATTCATCAGACTCGGCCTTGATACGGTCATTTATGATCCGGTCAAGAAAGAGATATACACGCCTAATACAAAGGAGTGGGTCAAATTTGACCAAAAGAATACTGAAAAGATTGGAGGTGAAGACGATGAAAGTGGAGATCAGAGCGGACAAGAGCCGGATGACCATTGAGGGATACGTCAATGTCCCGGGGCGTAACAGTCGGCTCCTGAGGGGTCCCAGAGGGCCATTCGTGGAGCAGATCGTGCCCGGTGCATTTGCCAGGGCTCTCCAGCGCGGTGATCCGGTGGGCCTCATGTTCAACCATGTGCGGGCTTTAGGGTCCACAGACGTACCGGATGAGCTGCAGCTGCACGAGGATAACATCGGCCTTTATGCAAGAGCCGAAGTCACGGACCCGCAGGTCATTGATGAAGCGCTGAACAAGCGCCTGAGAGGCTGGTCCTTTGGATTCATTCCGCTCCAGGATAGATGGGAGGATGGAGAGCCACAGCATCGGAGCATCGAGGAGCTTGAGCTCCGGGAAGTTTCGATCCTGACAAAGACCCCGGCATACATTGCCACATCTATCGAAGCCAGGGCAGACGAAGAGGTCACTGTCGAATTCAGGGTCGCGGACTTTGAAGACGATGACATCACCGTCCTGGACGAAGAAAAGCGGGAAGACCCAGAGCCGACCGCTGTCAATCCGTTAGAGCTTAAAAAGAAACAGTTAGAGCTTGAGAAAGTGAGGTTTTAACACATGAACATCAAAGCATTGATCGAAAAAAGAGATGCCCTGTATGAAGAAGCAAAGACGCTGATGGAGGGCGTGGAAGCTGAAACAAGAGCTTTCAACGAAGAAGAAAACGCAAGGTATGAGAAGATCTTCAGTGATATCAGAGAACTGAATGAGACCATTCAGAAGATGCAGGACTTCAGCCAGCTGGAACTGACTGAACAGAGACAGGTAGAAGACGGAAAGCTGGAATCCAGAGAAGTGCTGGAAGAAAGAGCTTTTGAGGCTTATCTGAGAGGCAAGGTCCTGGAAGAAAGAGTGGCTGCCGTCAATATGACCGCAGGCAACAACGGCGCTGTGATCCCGACTTCCATCGTGAACAAGATCATCGAGAAGGTCGTGGAGATCTCCCCGCTGTTCGAAAGAGCAACAAAATATAACGTTGGCGGGACCATCACCATCCCTTACTATCCGAAGACCGGCGCCGGTGCCACCAAGATCACCATGGACTACGCTACTGAGTTCATCGCGCAGACTTCCACCGCAGGTGACTTCGGCAGCATCCAGCTGACCGGCTTCCTGGCTGGCGCTCTGTCCAAGGTATCTGTATCCCTGATCAATAACAGCCAGTTCGCCATCGTGCCTTTCGTCATCAATCAGATGGCTAAGACCGCTGCGCAGTGGATCGAAGGCCAGATGATCAAGGGCACTGCGAACAAGATCGAAGGTCTGTCCGGTCATACTGCAGATGTAACAGCTGCAGCAACTACCGCAGTAACCTCTGACGAGCTGATCACTCTGCAGGATTCCATTCCGGATGCATATCAGGGCAACGCCATCTGGGTGATGTCCAGAGCGACCAGAACCGCCATCAGAAAGCTGAAGGATGGCCAGCAGAACTACCTGCTGAACAAAGACTTCACGTCCAAATGGGGCTGGACTCTTCTGGGCAAACCTGTTTTCGTTTCTGACAACATGGACGACATGGCCGCCGGCAAGACCTCCATCCTGTATCTGGATCCGTCCGGCCTGGCTGTGAAGATCTCCGAGAATCCTGAAGTTCAGGTCCTGAGAGAAAAATTCGCAGACGAACACGCTGTAGGCGTTATCTGCTGGCTGGAAATGGACTGCAAGGTAGAGAACGACGAAAAGGTCGCTACTCTGAAGATGAAGGCTTCCTAATCGAAGCGGAAAGGAGGCAGTGAGTCATGACAGTGAACGAACTGACAGCGGCTGACCTGGCGGTATATGCCAGGTTCGCGCTTGGGGCGGACGAATTTGAATCGCTGCCTATACCCACTCAGCGTGAAGTGGAGATGGCTCTTGCTGCAGCAAAAGGATTTGTTAAGAATTACACCGGAACAGACTTTGACACGAACACCGCCGAAGAGCTGGCGGTGGCCGTGCTGGTCGTGGGTGCTGAGATGCTGGATAATCGTCAGATGACGGCTCAGTACAGCACCCAGAATCCACTGGTGCTCCAGGTCCTTAACCTGCACAGCGAGAACCTGCTGCCGGAGGTGGATGAGGATGATACATAATATGCAGACCTCCACCCGCCTCAACCGGCAGGCCGTGATCATGAGCATGGAGAAGGCTACAGAAAAGGACGTTCTGGGGCAATACCCCATCGTGGAAACGGAGATCGGAAGGGCCTGGTGCGGTGTGACACCGCAGACCGGGAGCATGCTCACCGGCCGGCAGGCGGACACGATCCTCACCCGGACCACTCACAAAGTGACCATCCGGTATCGGGACGACCTGAAGCCTGAAATGTGGCTCATGATCGATGGGGCGCGCTACGACATCCTGTATATCTTAGACCCTTATCTCCGGCACGAAACGCTGGAGATCTTTTGCGAGGTGAAGGACTATGGCCGGAGCAGTGTTTGATGCGCATGAGCTCGATGAGTTCAACAAGAAGATGGTCAAGTTCTACTCGCGTGAATTCCCGAAGGAGACGAAGAAATTCATGAACCAGGAGGGGAATGAAGGACGGAGGATCCTGAGGCGGTACACAAAAGCGACCACGAAGAAGAAGACCGGCAATCTCATGAAGGGCATCGACAAGGGCCCGGCTCACAAGCGTGGGAATGACTGGCAGGTCCGGGTCCGGAATAAGGCTCCGCATGCTCACCTGATTGAGCATGGCCATGGACAGCACCCGGGCCAGTACGTCCCGGCCATCGGCAAAAGGCTGACGGCTGACGAGGTACAGGGCAAGCACCCGGCAGGAAGAGCCCAGAGGGCTATTGCGAAGTGGTTCACAAGGGATGTCGAGAAGTGGGTCGATGAAATGCTGAAGGAGGGGCTGAGATGATCACACTGATAGATACCATCCGGGGCATCTCGGAGTGTATGGAGGAGACTTTCGGCGAGGCCCCTGTCACAAAAGACGTTCAGGAAGGCTTCGACAGGCCCTGCACCTTTGTGGAGCCGGTCGATCTGGCCACATCCCTGGAGAGCGAGCTGAGGGTGGACGAGATCACCATCGAGATCACCCGGTTTTCCGAATTCTCCTACAAAGGCTACCTGGAACTGCTTGAATATCAGAAGACGTTGAGCGAGCTTTTGCTCAAACCCATTCCGGTGTCCGAGACGTTCTACTTGTACCCGGAGGATGTGGAGTTCGAACTGGACCGGAACGACATGTTCCTGGTCTGTAGCTTCGCACTGAACAACATCCAGCTCGTAGAAGCTGGTGAAGACGTTATTACTGTTCCGACCATGGAAGAGTTGGAGCTTGAACAAAATTAAGGACGGTGAAACATATGGGTTTACCTGTAATCAACCTTGAATTTAAGAGACTGGCGCAGACTGCAAACAATCGGTCTGAAAGAGGGATCCTTGCGATCATCGTACAGGACGCAACGAACACCGATTTCACTACCAAGACCTACACATCTGCGTCAGAAGTGGCTTCCGCTGACTACACATCTGAGAACTATGCAGCGATCGTGAGAGCGTTCCTTGCCGGTCCTCAGAAGGTC